AAATTGCAGCGTTAGCCGAATACAACACAACCGGCCCAGGGAAATGCAAAAGCGAAAAACTGACTGCAGAACAGGCCACAAGTTTGAGAAAAAGCATATCGGACATCGCTCGCGCAGCCATTGCCAAAACTACTGAATGAAGAAAGACACCCGCCCATCAGCCGGCCGCGTAGCCGCCCACCGCGCGCGGCTGCGCGAGCAGGGCCTGCGCCCCCTGGAAGTCTGGGCGTACCCAGAGCACCATCAAGCCATCAAGGAGTTCGCCGCCAATGTACAAAGACAATCCGAATTGGCCGTTCGGCAGGCTACGCAAGCCGGTGAAGCAGACCCGCCGGAAGCGCTATCCTGAGGACATGCCGCCGGCATCTTTTTAGGGGAGAGTTGAGATGCGAAACCTTGACCCGTGGGAGAAGTACGATCGTGCGATCGAGCACCTCCGCGAGCTTGACGCTGGATCTGGCTCCTATCTGGAAGAAATAGCGGGCCTGATTGAGGAGCTAATCGCCAGAGTAGTTCGAGCAGAAGAGCGCCCCACGCCGCCATCGCAGCGTGAGGTCAACCTTAGAAAACACGAATTGCTGGTCGGCGAGGCCCTCGCGCGTCGTGCGGCGCGCTATTCATCAGCGGCAAAGGACGAAGCCGAATAGCCCAGAGCGCTCAGGGCTGCCGCGGGGGCGGCACCCTTTCTAATCATATCCACGGCTCTGTTCCAATCAGCTTCTGCGAGGAAGTTGCGCGTGTTCTGGATGTCCCCCCTAGCCCCAAGCAGGCCGCCATCGCGCGCAATCTTCTGTCGGATGATGTCCCGAAGTTGCTCCGATTCCGAAATGTTACGCGCGACGTTCGGCGGCAACTGGGCGAAGTTAGAAAGCAGACCCATTGTCGCCTCGCCTGAATATGGCGTGGTTGGGATGACATCCCCTACTTCGTCGAACTTTCCGATTCCCGGCACATAGCCGGAACTCATTAGGCTCTTCTCGCGCACAGCGCCAGGGAATGCGGCATCTAGCTGCGCCCCCCGTGCTTTTTCAAACTTCCGAAGGTCAGCCGGGGTTGCTTTTTGGCTAAACGGAAAGACCGAAACTCCGCGGCTTGTTGCCGTTACACCGTATCCGGTCCCGTCAACGGCCTGGCTTAGTGCCTGCATTTCCTGCAAGGTTGGTTGTCGACCGGTAGTGGCGTCGGTTGTGCGCGTATCCATTACCAGGGCATTCTTTCCCTTCACCGAATCTGCAGACACGGGTAGGTTCCATGCGCCCGCCTCTTGTGCGTCAATGACTGCGCGGTAACGCTCCGCAGCGTTCATTGCTTCTCTGGTTAACGGCGCAACACGCCCGCCACCGCCCCCCGTTGGAAAATCCAGCAGCGGCCTGGCCACGGTCATTGGATTGTTTTCCATGACCCCGGCGCTGTTGAGGTATGCGCCGCTTGATGAGACCGACGGCAACTGGCGAAGACCCATAGCGCTGTAAATGGCGTCCTGGTTGCCTGCTCCAACCCCTGGCGCATCAGCCAAGGAGTAGGCCGACGGAACGTCCCAGCGGCCTTGCCTTCCGTAGGCGAGCTTTTCTTCAAACGGCGCATCGAGCATCGACGGAACGTGCCCCGTAGACGCCCCAGGAACAGCCTCATGGGTAGCCGCGGCGGCGTGCTTGTAAAAGTAGTCGCTCGCGGTGTTGTTTGCCTCGCGGATCGCCGCCTTCACACCCTCGAGTTCGTCGCCCTTAAACCGCGCGTTCTTTCCACGCGAATACAAGTCCTGCGCCTTACCGTAGACCCACGGCATTTCCTGGAGGTGTGGCCCAGCCCAGTCGGCACGGCCGCCGACCGCTGCTGCATTTGCGCGCTGTACCGTCAGGGCCGTCTCGCCGTCCATAAAAGGGTGCATTGTCCCAGACACACCACCTTTCCAAATCTTCCCATCTGGCGTGGTGTATCCAAATCCTTGCGCTGCGCGGAAATCGTTGACGCCGAAAAGCCCATCGTTAGGGACGCGAGGGTCGTTCTTGGCCCGGTACTCTCCGATTTTGAATCCTAACCTCGGCCCGGAGTAGTCACCCTCGGCTCCATTTACCAGGACGCTGGACATTCGCCCGTCGTCGAGGTTTTTCATCGGAGCGCCGCGGTACGCCATGGCCGGCTCGCCAAGCATCCGGCTGTTGAGATGCTTCAGCGAAAAGGTCGTTTCGCCCTCAGGAGAGACCCCTGCGCTGTAGACAGAATGGTGATCAAGAACGTCATCGAGTTGATGCGGCTGGGCGCTCATCGAAATACCGCTCTTTGCTCGGTCATACCAAGTCCCAAGCCTATCTGGGTCGGCAAGAGCAACCGCTTTTGTCGCCTCGTTGAACTGCGAATCAAGACTGCGCCGCATAGCCCCAAGGGCCTGAGGGCTGTCTACGGTGCGCGGAGCGCCGATGTAACCACCGCTACCGTCTGGCTTTAAGTGTTCACCCCGGTTGACTGCACGAGTGACCGCATCATCACCCTGCTCGGCGGCCATCTTCCTATAGACATCCGGCTCAACCTTTTGGCGCTTCGCCTTTTTTGCTGTGACCGGCGGCGCTTTTTGAGCCTCGGTACCGACGTCCTCTGCGGCTCGCTGCACCTTCCTTTCAAGCGCAGACTCACGAACCGCTTTTTGCCCGAACGCGGCAAGTACGGCCTGTTCTTCAGCAGTCCGGACTGGAGCAATAGTTTCGGTTTTAGCCTTACCACCATTCTTGGCCAACTTCCCAACGCCCTTACCCAACAACCCACCCATGGCCACCAACGCCTCTGGAGCCTGCATAGCGGCCTTGAAGACACCAGCAGGCGCACCAACCCCTGGCATGTTGCCCAGGGCCTGAGCAGTCCTGTAAGCCTCGTCGTTGGCATAGGTTGCCTTTTCCAACCCAAGGTAGCCACGCACTGCGCCGCCTAACAGTGACGCGAACGGATCTCCGACTTTCTTTCGGTAAACGTCCAACAACCCATCACCACGTTGATCTGCCATCTTATTTCTCCGCCATCAAATCGGTCTTGCGCTGCGAACTTGCAGACGTGCCAAGCCAGAACGAACCCACCATCCCGATCACTGTCAGCACCGCAGTGACAACCTGCAGCCGGATCTCAGGCGTCCATCCATCGGCCCACAGGACACTGCCGACCACCATAAACACCAAGGCAAGCAGCGCACCGCTCACCCAGATGGCAGGCATGCGCCAGGCAGGGAGCGCTGCGACGTGTGTGTTGAACTCTCGAGCGGCCTGGATGCCACCACCAATCTCGACGAGCTCGTACCAGTTGCTCTGCAATGCATCAGCGGCCCTCTGACGCAGCGCAGGGTCAGCCTGGACAGACTCGATCGCACCCTGCAAGTTAGTCGCACCGACTGCCTGGGTGACGATGCCTGCGACCTTTTCGGCAAGCACCAGGTTCTGCTGGGTCTTCGGGCCACTGCCGAACAACTTCCCGATCTCAGGCAGTAGGTTGATTAGGGCTGGCAGCAAGGCTGCGACGATCGGGGCCATGTTGAAGCTCCACTCTTTGGGTTGTTCTTGGACAGGCTCTTGCACTGGCTCAGGGGTCGGCTCAGGCATGGCTACAGGGGGTGGCGGCACTGCAGGCGCAGTGACTGGTCGGGTGAAGAGCTCGCGCTCTGCAGCGCGCCTTCTGACCAGGCCTGGTAGCACCTTGCCGGCGGCTTGGTTCCACCTTGCGAACTCGCCTGCAGCGGCAACGAACTCGTGCGCGTTGATGTAGCGAAGCAGCGTAGATTTTTGGAGAGCCTGAGCGCCACAGTTGTAGGCGAAGCTCACCAGGGCCGAGAACTGGTTCTCGTTGACCGGCACCAGCACCATCCGCTCGACTTCACGCTCGAACGCCCGCAAGTCGTTGCGCAGGTAATCCTCGGCCTGCTGTTGCGTAATCTCGTCACCGACGAGGATTCGACGACCATTTGGGTACACGGTGGTGCCGTAGCCAATGGTCGGGACGCCTGCGGGGCACAGATACGCGCGCAGCCGCAGCCCCTCAAACTCCTTGATCAGCGCCAGGCCAGCGGCGTTGATCTGCATCACAGTTCGTATGTGAGCGGCAGCAGATCGCGCACCGCCTGCTCGACGTCCAGAGCGGGCTGTGGCCGGTAGTCCAGCAGGCTTGCCAGTTGCCTGGGCTCAGGTTCTGGTGCAGCGCGACGAGGGATGTCGAACAGGCCCCTGGAAGGCGTAGGCGGCTGTTGCGACTGGACCTCGGCCATGATCCGCTTCACGTAGTTCTGGGTCTCGTTCCACGGTGGGACTCCTTTGTACTTGCGCACAGTGCCAGGCCCTGCGTTGTACGCTGCCAGCGCCAGGTCGGTAGAGCCGAACGTCTTGAGTTGCTTGGCCAGGTAGCGCACACCACCGTCGATGTTCTGCAGTGGGTCAGTGGGATCGACGCCTAACTCTTTGGCGGTAGCAGGCATCAGTTGCATGAGCCCGGTGGCACCCTTTCCACTCACTGCGTCTTGCCGGCCCTTGGACTCCTGGCGCATCACCGCCAGGGCCAGCAGTGGCGGGACGCCGTACCGGTTTGCTGCTGCGATCACCTCGTTGCGGTATTTCATTGCTGCCTACCTCCCAGCAGTGACGGGAGGTTTTCAGTGCCGTAGTTGCCAGTTACAAGCGAGCCACCCGCAACACCACCCATGGCCGCTCTGCCGCCAGCCCACGCCCTCTTCTGCTGATCAAGTCGGGCGATCTCTCGCAGCAGGTTGTCCATCGCAGCACGGTCGGTTGAAAACAGCATCGGACCGAGTTTGTCTGCCGTCGGCTGCGCCACACCAGTGGCAGACCTGAGCATGTAATTGAATGAGCCACGCACAGGGCCTTCATTCACTACAGCGCGAAGGGTGTCTACGTTTGCCCCAAGATCATCCATACCAGCCTGACGCTCAGCGGTCATGCTGTTACCTCGAACAAGGTCCGACGTCCTGCGCATTGACTTTTCGCGCATGAACTGTTGCTCAAGCGTGGCGAATTCCGGCCCAACTAGCTCACGAAGAATCTGCCGCTTCTCCGGCGAACCGAACACAACCTTCACCAAGTCGCGCCCGTCTTTAACCTTGTCAATGTTTTGACGCATCCCGCTTAGCATTCCGATCTTGAACTGCTCAAGCTCAGAGTCGCTCATACCTGCGATGCGCTCCCTCAATTCAGACAGAGGCTTAGTGGCAAACTGCTGACCATCTTCAAGCGCAATCTTTAGAACTGTCGGGCCAGCCCAGGCTTTCCTCGCGGCTGCGTAGGTTGGAGCCTCAAAATCAAGAACCTCAAGGAACCTGACTCGGGCATCGTTAACCTTCCTGAGCTCCGCATCCCCCATCTTTGAACTGGTCAGGTTTCGAGCATCAGTGAACAGAACATCATCAAGTCCAAACTTGACGTAGTTCAATGTCTTCAGGTCCCAGACATCGATTTTTCGCAGGTCTTTCGGTAGTTGAACGCCGTCATACGCTGCCAGGTTCCTAGCCTTTCCATAGGCGCGTTGGAACGCAGGCAACCGCATCAGTTGGTTGATCTCAGGGTTAGAGATAACTGCGCCCTCTTGATAGGCCTGGGCATACAGAGGGTCGGAATCAACTTTGCGTTTTTCAGCCAAGCCTTTTGCGATGACCTTAGGATCACCTGAGACCTTAAACGCCTTTGTCAGGTCCCCAGTGACTCGACTTAGCGCACCTTCAACTCGATCATCAAGGACATCTCTCGCCATGTCTTTCGCGATACCGGGATACTTTGTAGTGACATCAGCAAGGCCAGCGGTATTACGGCCACCAAAGTCTGCAAGCACCTCGGGCTTATCACCAAGAGCACGCGCCTGCGTGACTCGCTGCTGAACGTCTTCTGGAGTAAGCCTGTCGCGTTGAAAGGCCTGCAGCAGTTTCTCTCTTGCCCTGGTTGCATAGTCAGCCGTGACTCCAGGCACAGACCTAGTCACTGTCCTGACAACCGGGCCGACCACTGGAACAGTTCCAAGTACATCTGAGGCAACTTGCCCAGTGCCTCTGACTACCCCGGTTGCAGCACCCAAGACTGGACCAAGAAGCGCCCCAGTGACTGCCCCACGGGCCGCGCCTGGACCAGCCTCCCCAGGGTCAGCAGTGCCGGCTCCTGTAATAGCCCCAGCGCTGGCACCGGTAGATGAAAGGCCCAGGTACTTTGCAGCCGCAGGACTGAACCGGCTGGCTACCGCAGGGAGCCTTGCGACGTTGTAGCCACCCACAAACGGAACCATCGACGATCCAAGGGCACCGAGTAGCTCACCACCGTATGAGTAGGCCGGGTTGTCCCTGGTGTACTTCTCACGCGCGACCTTGCGGTCTTGCATGTTCGCTTCATAGGTTGTGCCAGGGTAGTTGCCGACATCGCGCATTGCGCCTAGCTCGTCGGAGAACCCCATGGACGCGCCCTGCAAGAGCGCATCACCGAATGAATACGTTGACCTGGTCTGACCAGAAAGGACCCGCAAACCTTCATCAGAAACTTTCGTCATGTCTCCCGATTTCAATGCCTGCAGGTCGCTATCAGAGAGCCTGGAAAGATCGATATCGCTCACTTTCTACCCCCACGGCGCTCAATCTCGCGCCTGACTGCATCATCAATGGATGGCGGTGGTGCTGCGCTAGATTGAGGGATAGGTGGCAACTGGTAGAAGTCAGCAATCGACGCCGAGTTGGGATTCTTCTTCAGGGCCACCATGTTTCTTTCGTGGGTGGCGATTCGCCACCTTGCCGTTTTTTCCAAGCCATTCATCAAGGCATTGATTTCAGAAGCGCTCATAGAAATGTCGCCTCCTGCTGCGCGTTTGATAAGCGCACGCTCTGCATCTGTTATCTGACCTTGACCCTTCATTGATGCCGCCACATCTAGCTCAGCTTTCGCCAGGTTTTGAATCACCGTCGCAGTTGATGCGAGGCGGGCCTTAGCGTCAGGGCCCGTGATACGAAGAGCATCAGCGACACGGGTAAGAACCTGCTCAGTTGGCGCGGCAGCACCAGTCATGGCATTAGGCAGCGCAGCCCTAATGTCACCGACAGCCCCGAGCGTAGAGATCGCTGCAGTCGCGCCAGCATGGTCAGCCGTGAGTCTTTCTGAAATACCAGTCGCCAAGCCACTGAATAGACTCTTCTCGGCATTTTGAATAACGCTTGTGTTGGCTGCGCCAGCGCGTTTTACTCCCTCGACGGTAGTTCGTAGAAGAAGACGCTGCTGGGGTGTCAGTTTGCTTGGATCAACTGTTGGCGGCACGCCGGCAAGTACGCTGGCGGTAACCAGTTCCGAAGGCACCTGTATGTTGTCGAACTCTCTGAGCGTCGGCATTGTTGGGTCAAGTTCGTTGACCAGTGTCATCCTTGACCCGTTATTGACCTCTCGAACTTTAGGTGGGGCTTGGTACGGTAGCTCTTGTGTACCTCCAAATTCACCTTGTCGAACTAAGACGGGCTTACCGTTTCTCAGAAAGACTTGACCGTCTGACCACTTCTGATCGAGTCGCTTGATCTGCTCAGAAATCCTGTCAGCGTAGTCAAACAAGCCAGCACTTTGAAATTCATTGAATTGGCTAATTAACCTATCGCGCATTGGATTTTGCTGCGCTTGCTCGAGGCGCGACGCGGCTGTTCTGAAGTCAGGTGCGCCAGATTCATTGCCAGGCGCGGCAAGGACAGATTGCTGAATCGGTTGATTACCACCCCTGCTTGCAATCTCAAGCGCCCTCTTCCTATCCGACTCAGCGCGCCCAACCTTGATCATGTCGACCAAGGTCTTCTGCGCCGCGTTCATCGGGTTCTCGCCAGCAGGGTAAGCAGACAGAGCACTGCGCCTTGCAAGGGAGGCCAGTGCCGGCCTGTCGGCCTCTGGAATCATCTCGATAGAGGACGGTGGGAGGAACCGCCCAAGCATTTCCTGAGGATCAACCTGCCGTTCGATTCCAAACAGGTTGGCTACTCGTTCACCAAATGACATCGGCATAATGATTCCTTACAAAACTCTACCGAGACCGCTAAGGAAACTGCCCGTAGCCGGGACAATGCCCGTCGAACTCTTCGAGGTGGACGTCATCCCGCTGCCACCACCCACGTTCAGCCCCAGCGCGGCCTGGATCATCTGCTGACGCTCCATCGGCAGATTGCGGATCGCGTCCATCTGGGCCTGGCTGAGTTGCTGCTGCTCAGTGCCGATGCCCTGCATCGCCTGGCCAGCCTGGTAGCCCATCGTCTGCTGCGCACCGCCGACATTGGCAAGGTTCACTGCAGCGCCTTGGGTCAACTGCTGGCCCTGCAGTCCTGCGTTTTGGTTCGCCATCTGCGCCCGCATGGCTTGCTCAGCATTGAACTGGTCGGCGGTCAGCGCACGGTTCTGATCGCCCTGGATCAAGTTGGTGGCCTGGCCGAATCCCTGGTTGTAGATATTGGCCAGACTGTCCAGCGAGTTGCGGTCATAGGCTTCATTGGTCTGCGAGTCCACGATACCGCGCCGGCTGTTGCTAAACGCACTTGCAGCAGTCATCTTGGCTGCGTCATTGACCTGCGCCATCTGCCGTGCGCGCTCATTGCCTTGCATGAACCGATTGGCCACCTGGTCCAGATACGGGCTCATGTACGCATTGACGTTCGCATTCAGAAACGACTGCGCACCGACGCCAGGGCCAGCGTTAACCTGCTGCGGGTTATAGCCCAGCGAGTTAGACAGAGCACCAGCCGCAGTGTTTACTGACCCGAACCCTGGGCCGTTCTGTGCGGTGTTGCGCGTCATCTGCGCGCCCTGCAACCAGTCTGGTGTGAACCCGGCGAACTGGCGAGCCTGCAGGTTCGCTGCGTCGTTTTGGACGGACCCTACGTTGCCCGTGAAGAGGTTCTTGAAGTCCCTGTCGAGTCCCGACTTCTGCGTCGAACCACCGAATAGCGTCTGCATGAAACTCATTGCGTACTCCTTAAATTGCCGTGGCGGACAACACGCCCGCGTTGCTGACCACCACGCTGAATCGAGTGCCGTTTGCTGATGTCAGGACAAGCCGCGCTGCACCGATCTCAACGTCCTGGTTGCGCTTGTGGTTCAAGTAGTCGGCCCGCTCCATCAGCACTCGGGTCTCTGCCTGGTCGCGACGGTCGTACCCTGTTGGAGGATTCGGCAGCTTCATCGACCACCCCCCGCGACTGCCTCGAGCCGCATCGTGCCAACGCGCCAGTCAGCATTGCGCACTGCCTCCACGCGCATGCGCACCTGCCTGCCGGTGAACCGCAAGTCGGTAGGCGCGGCCATCGCGTAGGGACCGAACGTCGTCTCTGCCGCGTTGGGATAAAACTTCAGCTTGAACTTCGCGCTGACGTCGCCCTGCGTGCGCTCGTCTGGCACCATGGATCGCACGACCATCACTTGGTCGCCATTGCCGATCTCAAGCGGGCCCGTCTCAGCAAACGGAGTAGCCGAGTCGTAGAGCCAACCAATCTCATGGTCGTAGATAAAGCCTGAGCCATCGATTGCGATGGGGTTGTCGAACACGCCGATGTCAGAGCCGATCGTGCGGCCCAATGCGCCGACGGTCCAATGGTTCTCTCGGTAATTCCAGACCACGTAGCGGTCGCACTCAGTGCTAGAGCCGCTGGGATAAAACCACCAGACCTCGCCGAACTTTGCGTTATGCATTGCGGCGATCTTCGAGCACTGTGCAACGTTCAAGTCGCGGTACACGTAGTCGCTAATCTCGGATGCGAGAGGCTTGCTGTAGCCATCGAAGATCCAGAACCCTGACTTGCTCATCCATACCGCGAACGTCTCTGCAGCGGCCACAGCATTCGCACCTATCAAACCGCAGCCCGAGCCGACACGCTCAAACCCGTAAATGAATGGCGGGCCACTGTAGACCGCCAGGTGTACGTCAGAGTCGGTCCAGATGAGAGTGCCACTGCGCACGCGCCGACCGGCAATGATCGTCCCAGCAGTCTGCAGATCAAACGATCCCGCCTGGTTTGTCGGCAGATCCGTCCAGACCGTGTTGTTCTCTTGGTCAGACCACGCAACCCTGCGCACGTTGCCGCCAGCACCGAGCGCGAATACAAAGCGCTCAGCAGTGACAATCATTGCGCGGTTAAGGATCGGCGCATTGGTCACCTGCAAGGCCAGGCCTGCAGAGCCAGGCACCCACTCGTAAATCTTGCCGTCCGTAGAGGCGCAGGCCAGCAGGTTCTCGCCCCAAGTGTCCAAAGACCAAGTCGTGACGTCCAGGACGCCGCTGGTAGCGTTCTGAGGGCGTGGCACACCGTACTGGCTGGCACCAAAGGCCTGTGCCCCATAGCCAAGTGCAGCCACCGCATCGGGCCTGCCGACCGAGTAGCCGGAAGGAGTTACATCAGACAGGCTTAGGCCGCCCTCGCTGACGTAGAGCTTGGAGTGCGTACCGATCGCTGCGTACTTAATTGCGTTGTTCGCCGACCAGGTCAGCAGGCCGCGAGCCTTGCCAGTGACCGCTGACGTGATCCGCTTTCGCCAGCCGCCCACGGGGCGCATCACTCCTTCAAACCACCTGACCAAGTTGGCATCGTGCCACCGCCCTGATGCCTGGTACTCGGTGCCGTTGCGATAGACGCCTGGCGGGATCTTGAGCGGAATGTAGGCCATGTCAGCGCACCGCTAGCCGATCGACCTTCTCTTCGAGCCGGTCGAACCTTGCGACGACGGTTTGCATCAAGTCCTTCATGTCATCGCGCCTGGCGTAGGTTTCGGGAAGGCTTCGCTCAAGCTCGGTGACCGTGTCGCGCAGGCTTGAGACTGCGTCCCAGATCGTTCGCAGTGCCCATCCGCCGACCGTGCCAGCGACAAGGATCGCCACGTTGAAAGCGTCTCGCCAGTCCATGTCAGGCCGTCCTCATGATGTAGGCGAGCGCGTAGTAGGGCGGCAGGTTTGCGTTGGCGGCAGATGAGCCATCAGACGACGTACTGCCAGACACAGAAACGCTGTGGGTGTGATCGCCAGCAGCGTTGATGCTTATGCCGGTGGCCGCTGCGTTTGTTGTGCCTGGGTAAGTAATTGCAGATCCTCCAGGCGGGTCAAAGTCGACTAAATCAACGAAAGTTCCACCGCTTGCTGAAATGACGTTTCCGTGCGTGTGTGTTGGGTCGTTGACTGAGTGGGAGTGCGAGCCGGCAGACCCAGTTGTTCCAGAAGCGCTGACTGTGTGCGAGTGGGAAACAAGCGTGGCATTGGCGCTGCCGCCCGTGTTCCCAACTGCGTACGAACTTCCAGCGCCCACCACAAACCGGTCACGCAGGTCTGGCGTTGAGCTCGCGCCGTTGCACAAGGCCCATCCGGCAGGAATCGACGCAACCGAACCAGACCAAAGAATGATGGCTCCGATCGGCAAGGCAGTCGTGATCAGGTTATTTACATACGTCGCAATGGCGGAACCGCCCACCGTGAGCGAACCCGTCACAGCAAGAGTCCCGGCCACACTCAACGTCTTGCCTGCCCCGACGTTCAAGCCGACGGATGTACCTGAGCCTGCAGCAGCGAACACTGCATCGACCAGGTCAAGGTCCGTATTGAGCTTGGTGCCCCAGGTGTCTGAGGATGCGCCAACCTCAGGCTTAGTCAGCGCAAGGTTGGCAGTTGTCGTATCTGGCATGTCTGCCCCTTTAAGATTCGATCAGGACCGGCGTCCAGACCTCGCCCGGAGTCGTTTGAACGCTCCAGGCAAAGCCACTTGCGCGCTTGCCAGCGGCCACCGCGTTGGCGATGAACGTGGCCACCTGAGTGTTTGAGGAGTATCCGAACGGCAGGCCTGCAGCCACAGCGTTTGCCGTTCCCATTTGAATGGCGGAATCGACAATGACCGTGGCACCGATCGGCCCGCCAGAGTTGGCATTGCCGACGTTGCACTCGATCGTTACGTTGTCGATCAGCGGCTGGTACTCGAGCTCTGCCCACGTAACTTGCACCGAGTAAAGGTACACAGACCCGGTGCTACCCTCGGCCACCGCATTGCCAACCAGCATCGGCAGGGTGACGCTCTCGCCGATTGCAAAAGTGCTACCTGCAGCGGTTGCGTTGCCAACCAGCAGCGCCACGGATTCGTTGATGGATGTCGCCGCACCTGCCGCTACAGCATTGCCCGCGCCAGCAGAGATTGCTTCGTTAATCGCAACCGCACTGCCGCCGGCATCTGCATTGCCAACCTGCGTCGGCAAGTCGACGGGCAACGAGAACGCACTACCTGCAGCAGCCGCATCGCCAACGCCAAACACAATCGACGTTGCAATCGCCGCCTGGCCACCACCGTTGGCTACCGCGTTGCCGACGTTGGCAGAAATGGTCGTGGGCGACGTACCTTGATACTGACCCTCTGCCCAGGTGACGCGGACGACGTACGGCATGGTTAGGCGCTCACAAACCGCAGCCGCAGGTCAGACCAGTCCGTCACAGCAGCCCAATCGCCAGGGGCGACGGCCAGAGCGTAGGTGCCGTTGGCGTTGCGAGTCGTGTCGGCCTTGATGAGCGTGCCGGCAGACCCTTGTCGTAGCGACACCGTGACCGTTGCGCCGCCGTCGACCCCTGTCACCTTGTAGTTGATAACAAGGTTTGTGCCGACCTGCGGAGGCGTCATTGACGCCAGCTTCACTTCGTCGGTCTGGCCCGCAGCGGTGGCGACGATGTAGTCGTTGTCGTCGGCTACCGTCTCATCGATCAGGGTGTAGTGCGTGCTGCCGGATGAAGTCGACCACTGGGTGGTGATGTCGCTGGTGGGGCGAGCGTAGGTGTAGGTGATGAACGGAAATTCCCACGCGCCGATGGTCGGGGTGGTTTGATGGCGTGCGCTCCCAATGATGTCAAGGTCGTTGGTGTTCGTCTGGTCACGTGTGCCTGCGTTTATTACGTCTGCACCGGCTTTGATACGGAAATCTTCAGATCCGCCAGTCAAAGAAGTGAACTGATTGGCAGCTGTTTTGGAGACGATGTTGCCGGTAGCCGACCAACTAAAAGCCGATAAATCTGTGATGTTGTAAGTGCTGGCAGCGGCGTTAAAAGCGCCCGCATCTCCAGCATCAAGCGTGAAGCCAAAAATTGTGCAGTTCTTTACTGTTACATTATTGGACGAAGTAGCGGCAAACCTTGCAGCACTACCGGTATTGTAGAAAGTACAACTGTCTAGTACATAATTCTGCGCTCTCGCCCACATAAAAAATGTGGATGAAAAATTTGAATAAACTAGGCAATTAGTCATCCCTAGTCCACCAAAACTTTGCCCAAGAGCAACAGTAAAGCTACCGGTATTTACAATACATTGGCTTAGATTAAATCGGCTATTCGATCCGTCTGGAGACAGTCTGCCGCTAAGCTGCACCCCTCTTATAAAAGAAAAGCCGCCCGCATTTGCATAATAAACCGCGCCGCTCTGGCTAATCGCCACTCCATTTGCGTTATTGTAGCGAAGCGCATTCGTCAGCTTATTTGCATTATCAAGAAAACTTTGACCGCTAGCCGGCTCAAGCCAAGGGAACCTGTCAGCGTCTGTTTTTCCAGCAAAACTCGTGAAATCTATTAACGCCGACCACTGAGTTGCTCCATTCCCTTCTTTGTAAATCAACCCTTTCCATATCTGATTTGTGGTTGTTAATGTTGGGCCTGCCGCAATCCAAGCTGCAATTGTTTGATAATCTCTTGTTGCTCCGCCGATTGTTTTTTCAACTATCTCAACCCAAAAAGTATTAGCGCCAGTTGCCGGGGTGTTGCCGGTGCTGGTTGCCTTGCATTTGAACTTTGTGCCACCAAAAATAACTACATCACCGTTGACGTAAGTTGTCCCGGCGCTATAAGTAAGCGGAGTGCCGCCGGTAGCCGCATATGCGGAAAGATTTACAGATAGCGCCATTTGTCAATTACGGAGAGGTTGCGTTGGAAATACTAAACACATGAACAACAATGCGGCCAGCTCCACCAGAGATATTGGTAACAAAAATCCTTTTGTTTGCGGCATCGTATGTCATTCCGCCAATTTTTCCATTGTCATATATCGGCATCTGCAAGTTCCAAACGGCATATGGCTTCATGTTGTTTGGGTTGATATTTCCCAGTCTTGCTTGCTCTAACTCGTTGGCGTCATAAGCCCAGCAACGGAGAAAATAAGGATAATTATGCTCTCCGGTGCTTGATTCAGATGGGTCGTAACATTTGACTCCGCCCCTCACTTGAGTAGGAGAAGAATACTCATAAAAGTTGTTTCCACCCCTCTCCATCATAAGCACTGATCTTGTTCCATTTGGAACAACAGTGCCCATATTTCCCCCGCTAGAAGTATCATCCCAAACACAAAGGTATGGGTAGTTTGCGGCAGTCGTTCCTTGTACGTTTTGAAAACCATTTGGCTCATACATTGCCAGGGCTTTTGCAGCAATCGGCGGAATTAAAAACCAGCTTCCGCTTGTTGGCGTTTGCGCCCAAGTAGACGGGGCAATAGATGCAACTTTTGTCCCGCCATCATATGCAGTGACAACTTTTGCAGCCGACAGCCCTTCTTTTGATGTTAGCCAATAACCATTATAAAAATTATTGGTTCCGCTCATGCCCGTTCCGCTGCTTAAAGTCATTGTTGTTGAGTTGGCAGCGACAAAAGCCCCTTGTTTTGAATTCGCAGCCGAAGCAGTAAAGTCAGACAAATTAAAACTAGCAATAGCAGGGCCGTCAGATGTATTAGCATCAATTGATTGAGCAGCAAGGCCACATATATGAGTGCCTCCTAGCTTTGACTGCAAAGCAGTTGGAACCGTTGTAACATACCCAGCGTAACATCTTGGATTGTTTCTATAAGTCGCATCCGCTACAGCAAACGGCCCTTCTAACTGACCTGTCGTGGAAAGATTTAACGGCCTTCTCCAAAACCAAGCTCCGTTAGTGATGGCGGAATAAAGAGCGTGAAGAGTAATAATCAACTTGCCGCCATCAACAAGCAGCCCGCCTAATAATTTATCTCCAGCAATCCCAGCAGGACTTTGACCTTCAAGTGGGTCTAAAACTATATTTTGAATTGTTGACGCTGTTGGCGGAGATGTTTTTGATGGGGTTGGTATGGTTATTTCGCCAATACCAATAGTTCCACCGCCATTTAAAAATAACGACCCAGCGCCTTCGTTTCCAGCCGGGTTGTATGCTATTGCATATCCAAACACATAATTCGGATTCGGGTAATAGTCTGGCGTAAAAAAACACCCTTCCCATACTAAATTATCTGCATAAACAAGATTTGGGTCTCTTGTTCCGGTTATTGTGCAATTAGCTGTCGTTACTGTCGTGAGGTTTGATGTTGCTGGGAAATACGCTGTTTCTTGAACTGAATATTCACTAGGGTCTGGTGGAGTGTATGCTCCTCCAATGCCACCGTTTAAGGCAGAAATAGCAACATTCCCTTTGTACCACTGATATCGCCGTTGAACAGGGTATGCATTGCATACTCCCCAAACAGTTGTATTAGCAATTGGCTCATATCCTTCCCAGGAATACAAAGCCCAAACGGTCGTATTGGCAACTGGAGCGTACCCGCCCCAATTTGCACCACTCAAAGTTGCGGTTTTTGTTCCCCCGTTGTAACTAACAATAGTTCTTGGGGTGGGGCTATTAGTTTGGTTTTTGAACGCTAAAGTGAACCCAACATAATCACCGCTGGTTCCTGACGCATACGGCGATCCGCCAAGATAAATAGTTGTATCGCCGAACGTTGTTACCGTTCCTTGTAATGGCCTATTCTGCGGGGAAAGCGAAGACCAACCATAGGGATACAAAGTGGCAATCTTTGTACTACCATCGTATGACTCAATACCCCTATTTATTGGCGGGTTTGCTTGATTAACGTAGCACAAAGCATAATCGACATATGCGTTATTTGTTGCAGAACCGCCGTTTAGTGTGATGCTGTATGCTGTAAATGCAGCAGTCGTGCCAGTTGCTTCATAATTAAACTGATTGTTATACTGACCTGCAAAAACCGTAAGAATAGAACCAACGGCAGGCATTACGCAGCCCTCCAAACGTAAATGCTCGGTGCTGTAACTACAGTCGGCCCGCCAGAGCTATTAACACCGACCGTCAACCCCGCCGCCACCGCATTACCGATCCCCGTGGCAATCGGGCCGTTGCCAGGCGTCACACCTGCAGTCAGCCCCAGCGCCACCGCATTGCCGATGCTGGCGGCGATAGACGACGCTCCGCCGCCGGCCCTTACCCAGCGCAGCGCTACGTTGACCGCACCGGACATGGCTTAGCTTTGGGTGATGGTCAGGATGTCGTCGTTTGCGCCGCTCCAATCAAGCGTCAGCGAGCCGGCCTGGATGCTGCGGTCAGAGCCCAGATCAACAAACGCAAGCGCTTGCTTGGCCGCGTTGGTGTTGTTGTAAATGATTCCCCACCGTGCAGCCGTAAACCCAGTCGCATCCTGAGCAACGGTCACAGCTGCTGCGCGCAGCGTTGGCACCGTGCCGCCTACGTTGCTCCACGTCACCGATGAAAGGGTGGGGCCGCCTGCGGTGTACGACGTTCCTGCGGCCACCTGGTTGGTGGCCATGTTGGTGGTGCCGCTGCCGCCAAAATGAGGGGCTGTTGCGCCAACCGTCGGGGTCGTTGCGGACGTGATGAGCCCGATCTTTAGCGCGTCAGAACCAAGGTTGTGCAGTTTTGAGCCAAGATCGTGCAGACCCTGTGCAAACCACTTGATATCGCCTACTGCCATGATGTTTCCTTAAATTAAAAGACCGGGCCTCTGGCCCTAAGTGGGGTGCTTGTGTACCGGGCGCGCTCGTCAGAGATCTGCAGATCGGCCAAGGCCTGCTTGTACAAAGTTGACCAAACCATCACCCGGTCGTCGTCACGCAGGTAAGGTGCCGATGCGATAAGCGACCCGTACAAATACAGATCCGGCGAATTGAGCAGCAGCCAGTTGCTGGTGTTGCTGACTGACAGAGCCGGGATGCGCGCGTAATAGACGATCTCGACCGTGACCTCGGATGAGGGGTTGGGCACGAGCTCGAGCGTGTCGCCGACGATCGTGAAGTACTTGCTCGCCCCTGCTGGATAGACCTCGCGAATCCGGTCGGCCTGGTCCATCGCAACGAACTCGAGCGGGGTCACACGCGACCCGTTAATCTGAGCGTTGGTGATCTCGAGCATGTCGCTGGGCAGCGTCGTGAATGCATCGCCGATCGTCGCGGTAGAACGCTTGATCATTTGCCGAGTGCGTATCTGCCGGTTGTGCGCGACCTCGGCCATCGAAATGAAGGTCGGGATCGTGGTGACTAAGTCGGCCCGGTTGAGCCAGTCGCCAATCGATGACTGCAATTCCGCAAACGTCGACAGTGGCATCGCTAAACCCTTCCCTTCCAGATGCGAAATGCTTGGTTGTCAGGGTTGTTCAGCCAGCGCTTAATGGCCGCCGGATCATTCCAAGAGCCCTCCTGCATCATCCGTTCGACGACTGCAAGCGGGATCTCAGCTACATGCTTCATGTCCTTAGGACCAGGCATGTGGGCCTGCTCAGCGCAATAATCGACGATGCCAGTTACGTCCTGCTCTGTGACCAGCACCATACGATTCGACTCATGCTCGTCCACAACAACCTGGGAGAGCATCGAGCCGTGAGCATCAAGAAGTGTTTTGATCGCCATATGTGTGTGAAAAAAGAGGACCGAGTCGCCCCGGTCCTCAACCACTCACCGTCAGGAGGTCGTCAGATCGAAAATGGCAGCGTGAGCAGCTTCGTTGCTCACCTCAAGGCCCCACTCAGCAGTCAGCATGCGAGTATCGGCGTCGCCGATTTTCGCAATCTCGGTCTGCTGGAAGTTGCGATAAAACGCGACCTTGGCGTATTCGGGATCGAGCAGCAGAGCAGTGCGCTCACGGGTAAAGCGCGAGGGCACAACCTTTACGTCGCCGAAGTCAGACGCATACACAGACACGGCCTGCTGGATGGTCGTTGCGCTGACGTTCTGGCGAGCCTGCGAACGGCCAGTGAAGTCGCTCAGTTTCACCTTGTTCACGGGACCCACAACAATCATCGAGGGCTCGGCACCGTTGGTGTAGGCAGTCTGCAAAACCGTCTTGAGCAGTGCCTCAGTGAACGCACGCTGCGTGCCGTCGGTCATAACAGCGGTGTCGGACACGGCAGCAGCACCAGTAGCGCCGCGGCTCACGTTGGTCGTCAGCCAATGCTCAAGGGCGCGGGTCTTGCGGGCGGTGCTGGCATTGCCCACAACCTTAGCCTGGTTCTGCGACAGGATCGACTCCATGTCGCGCTTCAGAGCCTTGGCCGAGATCGACATTTGGCGGGCCATCTCGTCTGCCTTGCCAGCAGCGTTTGCAGCCTGCTGCGAGCCGGTCACCGTTGCATCGCGCTTGCTGATCTGAGCGATGTTGCTTACGCGAACGGTTGCCGTTGCAGCGGTACGAGAGAGCTCAAAACCTTCTTCGTAGGCGTTGGCGGTGTCGACCGAAGGCAGCGACTCGGTCTGCCAGTCGAACGTCACATTGCTAATGTTGCGACGACCGATCGAAGAAAGAATTGGCGTATCTACTGGACTGATGTTGTAGATGATGTTCGAAAGATCCTCGCGGTTGCCTTTGGCCGTGTAGGTGTCGAATGCGTTGGTAACTTTTGCCACGATGAATTCCTTAGATTAAAAGTCGAAAAGCAGCGGCTGCATCAGTGACCTTCCCGGTCTGTGCGAGTCGCTGTTTTGCGCGTGTGAGTTCCGACACGGTCCGAGATGAACTGGATGCAGTGCCTGGTCGAAGGGGTGCTGCAGAGAGCGTTGCGGCAGGCTTGATCGACGCCTTGCGCGCCATGATTTGGTCGTACAGGTACGCCTTGCGCAGCGCGACGACTGCCCGGTGGTCGTATGTCTGAGCGAGCTCATCGGCTGAGAAACCCAGCGTCTGTGCGTACTCAGCGATCGCCTTCTTTTCGTTTGCTGCGCGGGTACTGTCCTTCCACTCAGGGATGGCATCGACCATCGCCTGCGCCTGCTGCTGCAAGACTTGCTGCATCTGTTGGGCCTGCTCTGCTTGCTGCAGTTGGCTGACCCGTTGCTGCTCGGCTTGCATTGCGTTGAATTGCCGCTCGCGCTGCTGGTACTCGGCCCATTGGGCTGCGTACTCAATCGGATCTTCAGCACGCAGTTGGGCCCAGTTGGGCTCTGCCTGCATGGAACCCTTGACCTGTTGCTCCAGTGCTCCCAGAAGTTGTGCGTACTGCGCACGCTCCTGTCTGACAGACTCAAGTTGTGCCTCAACCTCTTTGCGAGTGTTAGCCACAGCCTCGGTCTTGCGGTAATAGTCGGCAGTGCGTGAATAGCCGTTCAGCAACTCAGAGAGCGGGACCTCGATCGACTTGCCGTCAACTTTGACGGGGTACAAGGGTTCCGGTTCTTCGTTCTCTTCAGACTCTTCAGCGTCATCCGACTCGATCTCTGCATCGGCCTCGTCGGCGTCAGCAGTGACCTCTTCCGCCTCGGCCTGGGCCTCGACGGGTTGCGCATCGTCCTCTTCCTGGTTGCCGGTGTTGCCGGTCAGTACTGCGGCGAATGCAGCGGTTGCGGTATCCAAATCAGTCCCTTGCGGGTTGCCGATTTCACTCATGTCCATGCGTGTTCCGGGTTAGCGCCGGCGCATGCGCTCGAGGACCGAGCGGGCAAGCTGCCCACCCTCGGCCACCGTGCGCAATTGCTGGCGAAAGTCGTTGACCAAAGCGCACTGCATCCAAGCGCGCTCGCGTACTTGCACATCGGCAGTGCCTGACTTGCGCCAGGTCTCGACGTAATGGGCTTCCATGCGCTCGAGCATCTCGAGCAGTATCGGGTCCTCAAGCAGCGCCTTGGCGTGCTCGCCACGGCGTGCCTCTTCAGCCAGGTCGCGCTCTTCATTCATTGCGCGGGTCCTTGCATGTCAGTGGGGGGTTGCATGGCCTGCTGCTGCATGGCCTGCTCTTGCATGGCTTGCTCTTGCATTGCCTGCTGCATGGCCTGCTCTTGCATCGCCTGCTGCTGCAGCTCGGCCTGGCCCATGGCCGTGGCGTGGGTCTGCTCGGCCTTGATCATTTCTCGATCGCGGGCCATCAGGGCCTGAATCTGCGCGGTGTCGACCGTCGACTGATACTTGAGCTCGATCTCGCGAGCACGCAGCATCACGTCGGCCTCGATGCGATCACGCTCGCGGTCGTCCATGGCCTGCGCCTTGACCCGCTCGAGCTCCAACTTCGCAGCATCTGTGGCAATCGATGCGCGAATCTTGTCCGCCTCAACTTGCGCAAGGATCTGCGTCGGGTCTGTTGGTGCCGGGGGCGGCGGGGGTGGCGGTACTTGCGACGGGTCAGTGAAGAACTGCGATGCGTCCTTGAACCCTGCGAGCTCGACCATCTTGGCCAGCGTGTTGCGATACTGCGCCAGGCCCGCCAGTTGATTCTGCGGACCCATGGTGGCCATGATCTGCTCTTGCTTTGCAGCGACAGAACTTAGGAAGGCCATGCGGTCTTCTTCAGAGCCACGCCCGAGCGCCACGTTCACTGCGACGTCCATCTGAGCGTCCCAGGAGCGCGGGTCAATCTGCACCCACTGGTTGCGCAGGCGCACCATGCGAGGCTTGTCCTGGTTCTCAATGATCAGCTTGAGAATGCCGCGCATGAGCCGCTTCATGCCGCCCTCTGCAAAGACTCGGGCGATCGTCTCAACCTGCGCCTGCGCAGCGCTGATCGTCGCGGCCACAGCAGCCTTCGTGCTGGACTGCATCGCATCGGCGTCCAGGCCTGCAGCCGCCTTGCTGATGCCTGTCCTGTTTTCTTTGATCTCGTCCAGGTACGCCAGCACTGGCATCGCCGACTGACCAACGAACGGCGAACTCAGCGGCTGCACCATGCCTGGCGCAGATGCGCGGATGATCCCGCCGACCTCGTTGTTCAAGACGTCGGCCATGGCCACCTGGCCCTCGACCACCACAGTGCGCGGATGGATCGACTGGGAGAGCGAGTCCAGCATGTTGCGGATCACGTGCGTCTTGATCCGCGCAATGTCCTGCACGACGTCCGCAGGGCACATCCCAAAAACCGTATGTGGCTCGGGATCGGGACAGAACAGCGCGAAAGGCCGCTCATCGACCGGCTCGTTGCGATAGACCTTGTACCCAGAGCCCAGCGTGCAGACGCGCCTTAGTTCAGCAATGCCGTCTCCGTCGTAGTCGACCAACACATAAGCCTCGACGTACAGAATCCGCCGCGTTGAGTCGTCCTGCGTGTCCGCTTCGAGGTAGGTCGCCTGCGGGTTGCGCGCGAACGTCTCGTCGTTGGTCAGGAACTGGTCATCGTCCCCACCAATCTCGTCGAGTTCATCAGGGTCGTAGCCCAGTGCCACGAGCTCCGACACGGTGGCCATCTGGCGGTGCGCAACGAGCGTTGCGTCTTCCAGGCTGCGCGCCCGGCGGCTGATGATGAATTCCTCGGGCGGCAGTGCCTCGATGCGGGCCACGCCGCGCTTGATGCGCCGGGTGACCATGACGTCGCTCAGCATCTGCACTGGCGGCATCTCAGCGGGCATTGCACCCTGCTGCGCCATCTGCTCGGCCTGCATCTGCATCGCCTGCGCGGCCGCCTGGTCGGGGTACTGGGCGACTACCGATAGCTCGATGTCGGCATCGGCCAGCAGAGCGGCTACTGACTGCTCATCGAGCCCGGTGTGGTGGCTCGTCTTGACTTGCTCAGAGACGTCCCACCACCACTTCACGATCCCGCTTTTGCGTACCAGGCCGTCTTTGAACGCCGAGTGCAAAACGCTGAAACCAGGGTTGTCCTGGTTTAGTACGACGCTATTGATGTAGTCGGTGGCTTGCTCAGCGGCCTGGACGTCTTCAATCGACTGCGGGATGAACTCGCACACCCGCTCAGACGAAAAGAACACCCGCAGCAGGGACGGCATGAGCGCCGCCACGGTGTCGCGCACGTCCATGGAGACAACTTGGCTGCGCCCCTCTTCCTCGTCGCCGTACGGCTTGCCGAAGTAGCGGTTGGTCGCCTCTGCGCGGGCCGGCCCGATCTCGGAGTCGATGTAATCGACTGCATCGCTGATCTTGCTGGCGACTATCGCCTCGAACTCGGCGTCGTCCATGCCGCCGGGCATAGCCTGCTCGGCAATCTCAGAAAGACTGAGGTCGCCGTAGCCTTCGCGCTCGTCAGATTCGCCCGTTTCCAGCACCGCGCCGCCTCAAAAGACGGACTCACCCCTATGGCTAGGGGTTTTCCCGTTGCCTATATTTTAGGCAATCAGTGCTTATAAATTAAGCAGGTGCTCTGCCTATTTTTTAGGCAGTTGGGTCAGAAGTGAGGGCTACACCACCCCAGGGATGCGCCTCAGGATCGGTTGCGACCAGTTCTGGCTGTGCTGACGGCCATAGAGCGCTGTGGCTGCGTTGCCAGCGAAGGTCAAGCACAGTGCGTCAGCCATGTCGGGGGAGCCCAGGCCGCGCCTGCGCATCTCGTCCTTGGATTCCACCTTCATCTTCCCGTTGCTGCTGAACGAGAACCGTGGGCCGACCAACTCGGCGAATAGCTGGTCGTCTCGCGGGATGCGGCAGTCCCGTGCCTCGAGCCATGCCTTCACGCGAAACCACAGTTCAGCCCGCAAGTTGATGTAGGTCGTCCCCATGGCGGGTGATTCGCTGACGTTGATCCCTCGAGCGGGCAGCTTGAGCTCCCGCAGTCGGTCCACCACCCCAGCCCCCAGGCCGATGGAGTCCACCAGAATCTCGACGGGCCTAGCGTTGCTCGGTGTGGCCTCGTACTCGGCAACGATCGCCCCAGTGAGTTGCATAAGGTCTAGGCCGGCCCACTTCCGTATCTCATGCACTACGTTCGCCTGGCGCTTGCAAAGGGCCGACTTGTCGCTGCCGAACCGCGCCACGTCCAGGCCCCAGACGGTTGGGGCAGTGGGTGAGGGCTTGGTGTCTCGGACCTGGGCACTGTCCACGAGCTCGACAGGGATAACGGTGTCGTCGTCCGCCAAGGGGAACTCGCCCAGGACCCTGATCCTGTAGGCGTTGGACTCCTCCCCATACCGGGACTTCATCTCGTTGACGTAAGCCTCGGACACCCGCGGTGAGTCGATGCAACTCACCCGCCTGGTCCACCACTCCCCTTTCAGCCGGTGGTGGGTCTCGTAGAAGTAGCCGGACGAGCGCGTCGGGTTGCCCAGGAGGATGGTCGTCGCGTTATGCCCAGACATGCTGCCCGCAGCGGCCTCGAACACCGCCTCGGGCACGCCGCTGGCCTCGTCTGCCACTAGCAAGACATTCGGGCTATGCACACCAGCAAGTGCTTCTGGCTGCTCGGCTCGAGACGTCCTGGCACTGATAAACGCCTCTGAGGCGCTCGACTTCAGTTCCACCCTGTCGTTCTTAACCTCCAGCAGTTGGTTAAGCGCGGGTGGGAGCTCCTTGGCCCAGCGCTTGAGCTCTGCGAAGAGCGCATCGAAGAGTTGCGCTGAGGTCGGCGCGGTCACGATCACCTTGCAGGGGTACCGGGTGAGCACGTACCAGAGCATGGCCCAACTGGTCACCGCGGTCTTGCCCACGCCGTGGCCAGAGCGCACTGATATCCGCCGCTCGCCAGTGGCAATGGCCATCAGCAACTCGGCCTGCCAGGTGTCTGGCTCCACGTTCAAGACCTCCTTCACAAAGGACACAGGGTCTCGCCTGTAGGCCTTGATGAACGGGATGAACGGGTTCGGTGGGGTGGTCTGGGGTGCGGTCACTTGGCCTCGCTGCGCTTCATCACTCGGGACACGGTCGTGGCCTGCCAGGCACCACCACCACTTGGCGTCGGGATCTGGCGGTCGTTCAACGCAGCGGCGATCGCCCGGTAGCTGGCGTGGCCATCTCCAATGACCTGCTCGATCAGCACCCGCAGGTCACCAGCCCGCCGGTCGGCGGCGCTGCGCTTGCCAGCCGCACCAGCCTCGATCGTGGCGCGGGTCGGCTTGTGGCCTCGGTCACCACCCAGTACCACGCCACGGGCTCGGGCCTGGACCAGTGCCGCCTTGGTGCGCTGGGAGATCAGACCAGCCTCCAACTCAGCCACCGACGCCAGTTGCTGCAGGATGAAGGTGGGGACCGGGCCGCTTCCCAGGTTGGGGAGGTCCAGGAACACAACCTGCACACCCGACTGAAGGATTGTGCCTAAAAAATGAGCATTGCGTGCCAGCCGGTCCAACTTGGCCACCACCAGGGTCGCGCCATGCACACGACACAATGTCAGTGCCTCGGCCAGCTTGGGCCTGGTGGTGCTGCGACCCGACTCGACCTCCTCGAGCTCTGCCAGGGGTGGCCACCCTTTGCCGGCCAGGTAAGTGCGAACTGCAGATTGCTGCGCTGCAACACCCAGACCCGAATCGCCTTGCTCTTTGGTGCTGACTCGGTAGTACGCGACATGCTTGGTCGATTGCATTTCGTTGCTCGATTGGTGATCGTTGAACGAAGTGTAACACCTTGCTGGTTGTGTGTGCAAAAAATTTTTTGGACAGGGCAAGTTGCTGGGTGTGGGATACCGCGCACACACCCGCCCCGGCACTCGCCCCACGGCGGGGGGTTCCGCGCCCGCGGCCAGCCGCTGAGCCCTTCAGCCGTCGGTTACGCATCCGTCACCGTTCGTTGTCGGGTTTGACAATACCCCCTGCATCGACCTCGATCACGTCGGCATTGCGCACTGCGCGAAGGTGCATGTCGGAGATGTTGACCTGGACCATAGGCCCACGCTGATCCCCATATGTATGCGGTGCCCACTTAGAAGCCAGCCACTTGCGCGTGTCGATGCGCAGCCTGGCCACCCGCTCGTCCTCGTTGGTCGCATTGTCCGCAATCTCGAGGGTCTCGTCGGCCAGGTGAGCGGCCGCTTCCTCGCGCGCGTGCGCGACTTTCGCCCTGCGTTCCGGCGTGTTTGTCAGCCACATTTGCAGCACCGATTGGCTCACCCCCAACTGCTCAGCGCACCGCTTGACCGTAAACCCTGAGCGAATCAGTGCCAGCAAAGTCTCCTCGCCACCACTGTCCTCGATGACCTTGATATTCATCTTTCGCATCGGCTTACCCGCCACACCACTCTCCCTCACCCATTTCAATGCCCCTAGGACGCGTCTACAGCCCCTACAGCGCGTCGCCACAACCATCAAGCTACATCCGTAGCCAGAATCCTGTCGCAACGCCCTGTAGGCCCGATTCTCTCACCACCCCAACTCACGCCTCAGGTCGTCCGCCGAGATCGAGAAATCCTCCCCCTCGAGCTCACCCAGATCCTTGAGGTCCTCAAGCCTTCGCCGTGCCGCGGCACGCACCTTGATCCCAGGCGCGTTGTTCCTGCTCCCCTCGACCTCGGCCTTTGCCCTTGGCGCTCTGGCCCTCGGTACTCGCGCCTCGCTCACCAGCCCGTCCCTCACCACCTCGACGGTCGTCACCCGAGCCTTGCACCCCAGGCACTCCCGTCGGCGAGCAATCCACTCGCCAGTCCCCCTGGTCTCCAGCACTCGGGTCATCACCCCACACGCTCGGCAATTCAGCACCACCCACCCTCACCACCAGTTTTTGTTTTCCTTCCCATGCTTCACCGAATTGCTTCACGCACTCTCCCCCTAAAGGGGGAGTGTGTGCCGTGAAGCATTAATTCGGCCGCTTCACACTGCTTCATGAAGCATCGTGAAGCATGAAGCACCCCCATTTCGACCCACTTTGCGTCACCTGCTTCACGCTTCGCAGTGCTTCATGAAGCATCGTGAAGCGTGAAGCAGTCCCTACCCTGGCCAACTCAGAGCCCCTCGACCATCCCCTGGTTGATCCAAAACGGGGCATCCTGACCCTCAGCCAAGCTGAAGATCGTCCTCTTGGAATTACTGCGACGCTGGTCTCGCTGACCCTCTGGCGGTGCTGGCCGACGCCTCACGACCTCATCGATGAGTCTGTCCAGCGGCACTGAGCCACTTGCATCGGCCAGTTCCTGGTAGGTCTCGACCACCAGCCGCTCGACCTGGCCGAGCTTGCGTGGCTGGTCTTCCTCCTTGGCTGGGAGCTCTGCTGGCACGACAACACATGAGTCGATGACGTCACCGTCGTCGTCGACACCCACCGGCACGACCTCCAGGTCGAAGGCCCAGAGCGTGTTGTCCTCGGAGTCTTTGCTCTTAGTAAGTTGCATCGTGCGGCACTGATCGGTCCTCACAACCTCCAGTTCGGCGTCTGCTGCAGCGCGCAATCCAGACCACCCTCGAGCCCCTTTTGAGGAGTCCTTGCCGGCGTGGTGGATGAGCAGGACGGTCGCGCCAGTGGCCTCTTTGATCCGGTTGCAGTGCGCCAGAGCACGCCCGATGTCCTCACCTGAGTTCTCGTTCGCGCCTGGGATGACCTGGGAAAGTGTGTCGACAATGATCAGATCGGTAGGGCCCCAGCCCTTGATCGACCTGGCCAGATCGACCGAGTCGGACTTCTCCAGCAGGTTCGGAGCCGCGTGGACGATGCCCAGGTCCTTCAGATCGTCGAAGTCGATCATGTGGTGCTTGGCATAGGCCTGCAGTCGTTTGCGGAAACCGCCAGCGCCCTCTGCCGCGATGTACACAACCCGACCGCGCTTTGTCTTGTAGTTACGCCAGGACTTGCCCTGTGTAATGTGGACCGCCAGGTCCAAGGCCATGAACGACTTGCCAGATCCGCTTGCGCCGAACATGACGATGAGGTCGGCTCTGGGGAGCACGTTCTTAATGAGCCAGGACTGTGGCGCTTGGGCAGTGAACGCCCCCGGCTCGATCACCGGGAACCGGTTGGGAGCCGCCTGGCCTGACTCAGTCAGTGAGCCTGGGGCACTGGCCGAGATCACCTCGAAGTCAGACGCCGTGGCTAGGTTGGTGTTGACATAGGCCCCGTGCTGCGTGGCCAGACGGATGAGTGACCTGGCAGTGGCGAGCTTGCCGGTGGCCCGACCGAACGACTCCCAGCGGCTTCGCAGTGCCTCGCGGCCGGGGTACTTGGCACCGGCCGCAGACCAGGTGTCCCACAGGTCGAAGCCCTGGCCAGACGTCTCGTGGTGTAGGGCCATGCCAACGCGCAGCCACACCTCGTGCGGGGAGTCAGCATCGAGCACGTCCAGGCAGTCCTGGATCTGCTGGCCAGTCAGGCCCACCGCAGGCTCGTAGGTCATCAGCGGATCGTCCACGTCCTGCTGGGCGAAGCGCGCATGGCACAGGGCAGCGACGGCTGGCGTGACGTCCTCGATCGTCTCCTCGAGGCCGAAAACGTCGGTCGATGGGGTCGTGTTACCGGTAAAGGTTACAAAGCCGGAGGACGAGAACACTTCAAACCCGAATCGCCCGCCTTGATCCTTTGCATTGCCCAGGTGGCCACGCATGAATGCGCGCACGCCCTGGCCGGATGGGGAGAACTCGGAATACGTGGAGTCGATGAGCCGCTCGACCTCTGGGTCGATGCCGTCAGGGCCCACGCAGCGATCGAAGTCGAGTGCCACCAGGTTGAAGTCGGCGAGCAGTGCCAGGCCCACACCGTCCATGCCCCTGCGGGCAGCGGCAGCACGCGCGGCCTCGAAGGTGGTCAGCTTGGCTCGGTCCTCAGGCCTGCCCTGGATGCCGTGCCGGCGACCACCATTGACGTAGTACGGAACCTTGCGCGGTTTGACCTCAGCGGCCACCGACTCGTAGCGCCAACAGAGCCACCCCTGGAGGTCTTTGAGGGCGGATGGGCACGTAAGAGAAGACAGGGACGGGTTGATTGAGCTCACGTTGTTCGGCCTCGCGCTCACGACTCAACCTCGAACCGCGCGGGGTACAGGATCTCGAGCTCAGTCAGGTCTGGCTGGAAGAACGTGGCCAGTCGCTCGGCCAGGGCTGGTGATGCACCACGCATCTGCCTTTCAATCTTTGAAAGGTTGGCGGGGTGAGTGCTGACGGCTGATGCCACGTCATGGATGGACAGGCCACGCTCAAGGCGAAGTCGGCGAAGGGGTGAAATAGGTACGGTGGTCATGGGATGATGGGCACGTTTGTTGCCTTGGAGGCAGTTAGCCAAGCAATTTGGAATTTGCTTTTAAGGCAACTCTACCGCACCTCTCATCACTTCGAGGGATTTGCGAGATCAATCCTTACCGGTAACACTTCGCGCCATGACCAACCTTCAACGCCGTCCGACGCTCCTGCTTGGCGCAGCAATACGCCGGCTCAGGACTGAGCGCGGCATGACACTCGATCAATTAGCCTCGACGATTGGCATCGACCGAGCGACACTATCGAAGATCGAGACGGGCAGACAATCCGCGACTGTGCAGCGGGTTGAGCAGATAGCCGCAACATTAGGGCTTGCGCCGATCGACATTTACTTGGCCGGGGATAACGGCAATGTCGAGGATGGACCCGAACTGACCGGCCGGGTACCGTTGATTTCTTGGGTGCAAGCCGGGGTCTGGCAAGACGTGATCGATAATTTACAACCTGGCCAAGGTGAGCGAATTGCAACAACTTGGCCTGCCAGAGCGCACACTTTTGCGTTGCGCGTCCGCGGCGACTCGATGGAGCCTAAGTTTCCAGACGGCTGCATCATCATCGTTGAGCCTGACGACACCGCAACCCATGGCAACTACGTGATCGTCCGCCAGAACGGCGACGAGGCCACCTTCAAGCAGTTGATCAGCGACGGTGGCACCTGGCTCTTGAAGCCGCTCAACCCGCGCTATCCGATCCTGCCGATGTCCGGCGACTCGGTGATCGTCGGCGTTGTGAAACGCATCGAGATGGACGTCTAATCCTAAGGACCTAACCCTTAAGGATTAGCAGCACAAATAGCGTTTCAGTTTCACCACACCGACAAACCACCATACATTGGTGGTTTTTTTTTTGTGTCTGAAATATTTTGCGGATTGCCTTGCAGGCAACCCATTTTTTCCTTTAGCATCACACCCATGTTGCCTTTAACGCACATGGAGAGTCGTGATGCACCCCACCACCCGCCGCTTTGACCAGTCCTGGTCGCACTGCAACCCTCGGGAAGAACTCAGTACTGCAGCCGGTTTCATTGCTGGCGCAGCAGCCGGTTGTGTCTTCTGGGCTGCGCTCTTTTCGATCCTGTGCTTGTCGGAATTGTTCTGATGAGCACCTCGTTCGACATGATCCCGCACCTCCTGGCGGATCTGCTGGAGGAGCAACGGCGCACCAATGACGCGATCGCCGCCCTGGCCAAGTCCCTGGCCATCGCCGTCGACGCCCAGCGCTATCGCGAGCAGAAGGCGATCGTCGCAGAGCCCCCGGTCGAGGCTGTAGTGGAAGCGCCCGAGGCACCTGCGTCCACGTCTGACGAGGTCTTCAAGGAGGCCGCCGAGGCCATCAAGAGCCTGGGACGCAAGTCGGGCGTGAAGGCCGCTGAGGCCGTCCTGTCTGAGTTCGGTGCCAAGCGATTGGGTGAGGTGCCCTCAGACCGCATCCCTGAGGTGCTGGGGCGCATTCGCGAGGCTCAAGCAGCATGAGCCACTCACTCCTTGCCCCATCGGGGGCTAGCAAGTGGATGGCCTGCCCTGGCTCTATCCGCATGGAGCAAGGCCTGCCCGACACCGCAGGGTTTGATGCGGCTGAGGGCACCGCGGCGCATGAGCTTGCTGCGATGTGCCTCACCAATGGCATCGCGGCCAAGGACCTTGTCGGCACAGAGATCAAGGTCCGCTCGCGAGTCTTTGTGGTCGACCAGGACATGGCCCGCCACGTCCAGACGTATGTGGACACGGTCATCACCATGGTCGGTGGGGCACCTCAATCAGTCGAGCGGCGGGTCGACTTCAGCGACTTCCTTGGTGTGCGCGGATCAACCGGCACCGCGGACGCGATCGGGTTCCTTCACGGCGCTCGAGAGATCCAGGTCCACGATCTGAAGTTTGGACGTGGGGTGAAGGTCTACGCAGAGAACAACAAGCAACTCATGCTGTACGCACTTGGTGCGCTTGCAGGGTGCGGCTTCGACCCTGACAACCCAACGCAATTCCGCCTGGTGATTCACCAGCCGCGCCTGGACCACGTCAGCGAGTGGGTCATCAGCGTCGAGGACCTGCTTGCTTTTGGGCGTGAGGCCAAGCGCGCAGCGCAGCGGGTGATCTATTGCTTGGAAGAGGACTTCGACCCGGCCACAGACCTGCTGGCTGGCGAGGAGCAGTGCCGCTGGTGCAAGGCCAAAGCGACCTGCCCTGCCCTGCGTGAGCATGTCCTGTCCGCCGTGTCCGACGACTTTGTCGATCTGACCAAGCCCATCAAACCGCAACTCGCTTCAGCGGTCGAGCGTCTCGAGTCATCGGACGGCACGCACATCGCGAACTGCCTGGGGGCCGTTGACCTTATCGAAGGCTGGTGCAAGTCAGTCCGCGCCAAGGCCGAGAGCGACCTGCTGGAAGGGCGTGACGTGCCCGGTTTCAAGTTGGTCGAAGGCAAGCGTGGCCACCGCAAGTGGGCCGAACCAAAGCAGGTCGAGGCACTGCTGAAGTCCATGCGGCTCAAGCACCAACAGATCTACGACTACTCATTGATTAGCCCCACCCAGGCCGAGCGTCTTGCAAAGGCAGACGCGATCGGCGAGCGGCAGTGGGCGAAGCTGCAGCAGCAGATCACCCAAGCGACGGGTGGGCCAAGTGTGGTGCCCGTTGCAGACAAGAGACCGGCCATTGGGCCGATCGCAACCATGGACGACTTCAACGTCCTCACCGACCTGGAGCAAGTATGAAAGTGAAGTTAGCGAATGTCCGCCTGGCGTTCCCCGCCCTGTTCGAGCCCAAGACCGTCAACGGTGAGGGCGATCCGGCCTTCTCCGCATCGTTCCTGATGCCACCCGATCACCCGGCAGTGGCCGAGATCCGCGAGGCGATGGAGACCTTGGGCAAGGAGAAGTGGGGCGCGAAGTGGCCCGCGGTGAAGAAAGAGCTCGACGCGCGCGACAAGGGCGCGCTGCATGACGGCGATAGCAAGTCGAGCTATGGCGGGTTCGAGGGGAACCTGTTCATTAGCGCACGCAGCAAGACCCGTCCCCTGGTGATCGATCGCGACAAGACGCCCCTGGTTGAGCGTGATGGGCGTCCGTATGCGGGTTGCTTTGTGAACGCAACCGTCGACCTCTGGTGCCAGGACAACGCCTATGGCAAGCGCATCAACGCCTCGCTGCGTGGCGTTCAGTTTGCGCGTGACGGTGATGCCTTTGGCGGTGGTGGTGTGGCCACTGCAGATGAGTTCGATGAACTGGTCGACGACCTGGTCTAAGTGAATCGCAAGACGTCTCCCCTTACCCGGCCTACGGGCCGGGCTTTTTTCGCAAGCGGTGCTTGCACTGCTGCCGAAAGATGAAACCAACAGTCGTCATGGATACCGAAGTCTTTAAGGACTACTTTCTGGTGTCGTTCCTCAACGTCGACTCGGGCCGCATTAGGCACTTGGAGATGTACGAGGGGCAGGCACTCCATGTCGATGTCCTGTCGATGATCTTCAAGAAGTACCGGATCGTCACGTTCAACGGTATCCATTTCGATCTGCCGATCCTTGCCAAGGCCATGGAGCCTGGCGCGACGACTCAGTCGATCAAAGACATCTGCGACGCGATCATCGTCACCGGCAGGAAGTACTGGCAACTAGATCTCGAGATCCCAGAGTGTGACCACATCGACCTGATCGAGGTAGCACCAGGCAGGGCATCACTCAAGGCCTACGGTGCCCGCATGCACGCACCGACGCTGCAGGATCTGCCCATCGACCCAAGCGACTCGATCTCACCCGACGATCGCGCACTCCTTCGCGAGTATTGCGAGAACGATCTGCGCACCACCGCGCAACTCTTTGAGCGGCTGAGTCCCCAGATCGAACTGCGCGAGCAGATGAGTGCTCAGTACGGTGTGGACCTGCGCAGCAAGTCCGATGCGCAGATTGCCGAGGCGGTGATCCGGCACGAGGTGGCCAGGCTCTCAGGTGGGCAGGTCAAGCGTGAAGCGCCCGACCACCTGGCAGGGACTGAGTTTGCATATACGCCACCCGGGTTCATCTGCTTCGACACTGAGCCACTGCAGCAGGCACTGCAGACGATCCGCAGCGCAGCGTTTCGAGTCAACGATGCCGGTGCGGTGGAGATGCCAGAGGCGATTGCGAATCTGCGCATTGCAATTGGCGCATCGACATACCGACTCGGGATCGGTGGTCTGCACTCCACAGAAGAGTCGGTCGCGCACAAGGCAGGGCCTGACCATCTGCTGATCGACCGTGACGTGGCCAGCTATTACCCCTCGATCATCCTGCAGTGTGGCCTGCGCCCAGAGAACATGGGCGAGCACTTCACGACCGTCTACCGATCGATTGTTGAGCGACGCCTCGAGGCGAAGCGTGCAGGCAACAAGGTCGAGGCCGACTCGCTCAAGATCGTGATCAACGGATCGTTCGGCAAGTTTGGATCGCCTTACTCGGTCCTGTACTCACCAAGCCTGCTGATCCAGACGACTGTCACAGGGCAACTGGCACTGCTGATGCTGATCGAGATGCTGGAGCAAGACGGTATCTCGGTGGTGAGCGCAAACACCGACGGCATCGTCATCCGGTGCCCGACCAAACTCAAGCACAAGATGCTCGACCTAGTGGCCACCTGGGAGTGCATCACAGGCTTCGACACCGAGGCGACTGAGTACGCAGCGCTCTTCAGTCGCGACGTGAACAGTTACCTGGCTTTGAAGCCTGACGGCTCTACCAAGGTCAAGGGCACCTACGCATCGGCAGGCCTGGCGAAGAACCCAGTCACCGAGATCGTAGTCGATGCGGTGCTGGCCTACCTGCGTACCGGCACACCTGTCGAGGACACGATCTCGGCCTGCCAAGACATCACCAGGTTTGCGGTCGTGCGCAACGTCAAGGGCGGCGCACTGGATCAGCAAGGCAAGTACCTGGGTCGAGTTGCGCGCTGGTACTACGCAACCGGTGGCCGCGGGCCACTGACTTACAAATTGAACGGATACACGGTCGCTCGCAGCGACGGTGCGCAGGCGTTGATGACCCTGCCCGATGAATTCCCTCGCGACGTGGACTTTAACTGGTACGCCCGTGAGTCGTTCTCAGTCCTCAAACAGATTGGAGCCATCCAATGAAAAAGCCTAGCCGCCACATCCTTGATCCCAAGTTCAAGTACGTGCCCGCACACATGACCGACATCCGTCGGACGTTTCGCAAGGCCCGCTTGCTGCAGCGTCTCGCTGGCCGTGCTTGAGCGAGACATCGAGGACTACCTGGTGAGACGTGTGACGGCCATGGGGGGTGAAGTGCGCAAGATCCGGTTTATCGGACGCCGCGGCGCACCCGATCGTCTCGTAATGCTCCCAGGGCGCACTGTGTGGGTCGAGCTCAAGGCACCCGGCAAAGTCGCAGCGCCTCACCAGGAGCGCGAGCACCAACGCATGCGTGGCATGGGCCAGTGCGTTGAGGTGATCGACTCGTTGGCTGGCGTTGAGGAGTTGTTGGGATGACTCGGGCATTCACACCTCGCGCGTATCAGTCGGCGATGACCAACTGGTCCATCGAGCACCCCCGCTGCGCCATCTGGGCTGGCATGGGGATGGGCAAGACGTCGGCGACGCTCAACGCACTGGCGAGCGTCGAGATCGCATCGGCTGGTCCCGCATTGGTTCTTGCACCACTGCGCGTGGCCGCGAGCACATGGCCAGATGAAGCCAGCAAGTGGGACCACCTGCGAGGTCTTGAGGTTGTGCCAGTCGTTGGCTCTGTGGCGCAACGCACCGCAGCCCTGTCGAAGCCCGCTGAGGTCTACACCACAAATTATGAAAACCTCCCCTGGCTGCGTGAGCACCTGGACGGTGAGTGGCCATTCGCGACTGTCGTCGCCGATGAGTCCACCAGGCTCAAGTCGTTCCGGTTGCGCCAGGGTGGCAAGCGTGCGCAGGCCCTTGGTAAGGTGGCCTTCAACAAGGTCACCCGGTTCATCGAACTCACGGGCACTCCAGCGCCAAACGGACTGCAGGACCTCTGGGGCCAGGCCTGGTTCCTTGATCGCGGTGAGCGACTCGGTCGCACGCACCAGGCGTTCGTTGACAGGTGGTTTCGAACAGAGCGTGTCGGTGCTGACCCGCATGCAGTGTCGATCACACCCTTGCCGCATGCCCAGGAGCAGATCGAGTCAGCACTGTCTGACGTGTGCATGAGCCTGGATGCGCGGGATCATTTCGACATCGATGAGCCGATCGTTAACGTCATCCGCCTAGAGATGCCGCGCAAGGCCAGAGCCATGTACCGGGCCATGGAACGCGAGATGTTTCTGGCGATCGGTGAGTCTGAGATCGAGGCGCAGAACGCTGCAGCCAAGACAGTGAAGTGTCTGCAACTGGCGTCCGGCGCGATCTACACCGAGGGCCAGGCATTTGAAGAGGTCCACGATGCGAAGCTCCAAGCACTCGAGAGCATCGTCGCTGAGGCAAGCGGCGCGCCGGTCCTGGTGGCGTACCACTTCCGCTCAGACCTCGAGCGACTTAGTCGAGCCTTCCCTCGAGGCCGACACCTCGACGCAGACCCTCAGACCATCCGCGACTGGAACGCAGGACGCATCCCTCTCCTCTTCGCACATCCCGCCAGTGCCGGACACGGACTGAACCTGGCAGATGGCGGAAGCATCCTCGTGTTCTTCAGTCACTGGTGGAACCTCGAGGAGTACCTGCAGATCATCGAGCGCATCGGTCCAACGCGCCAGGCGCAGGCCGGCCATGCACGTCCAGTGTTCATCCATCACCTGGTTGCAGCAGACACCGTCGATGAGTTGGTAATGCTGCGCCGTGAGTCAAAACGAAGCGTTCAAGACATCCTTTTGGAGGCGATGAAACGATGACTGAAATTGATTTCGCGCAGGAGGAGATCGACTATTTCGCTGCGCTTGACCGAATGCAAGAGCAAGCCGCTCGGAGGTACTCGCGGGCACTACTTGCGCATCCCGACTGCGTTGATCCTGACCACCCAGGCTGCGGGGACTGCGATGACGAGTAAGCCTGCGGCTTGGCTCTGCGAGAGCAAAGACGGCAGCGTGCGCTACGTCGCGATGACGCGCGATGAGAGTTCGCAGGACTGGAAGCAGACGCCGCTCTATCGCGCCGACGCGGATCTGAGTGCGCTCTTGCAGCGTCTGCTAAGTCCAGAGGACCTTGGGCACGCAGTGAGTGCAGAGGTTCGCGCAGCGTTGGCCAGAGCATTGGGGATTTCAGAATGATCAAGGCAAACGCCTTTCACGTAGCCGGGATGCTTTCGCACTTGCAGCGAGACGGACGCACTGCATATGAACTGATGGACCTGACCGGCATGGACCGCGACACGGTCTATCGGTGGCTACGGGAACTGCATATCCAGCGCCTCATCTTCGTTGAGTCCTGGGATCAGGACGCACGCGGTCGATACGTCGTTGCGCGTTACCGGCTGGGCAAGCAGAAGGACGCACTGCGCACCTACGCAGATCCCCTTAAGCGTGCACGCGAATGGCGAGCCCGTCTCAAGCAAGTGAAGATGAATCAGATGCTCGCAGGGAGGCTGGGCACATGAGCGCGACAAAGAAAAAAGAAGTCGAGATCGACGCGATCCTCTCAGCACTCAAGGGTAAGGACCCGCGGGCATCGTTCTTACTAGGTGCCATGGCCGTCTGGTTGCACAAGCAGGACGTTGCAATGGCGAATTTCTACCTGGCCGAGTTGGTGAGGCACCTCAATGGTAAGTGACCCGATTAACCCGAGCCACTATCGAATGGGTGACGTTGAATGCATCGACGCGATCAGGTCTGCGATCGTTGGCAAGGGCTCGTTCGAGGGTTACTTGGTTGGCAACATCCTCAAGTACCTGTGGCGCTACGAAGCCAAAAACGGCATCGAAGATGTTCGCAAGGCGCAGTGGTATTTGCAGAAGTTGCTCAGTGAATTGGAACGGACATGAGCGAGAACACCTTGATGCCAGCCCTAGCCGGCCTGGCCTACTGGCGCGATCCAGCGAAAGAACCACCACCGCGCGGGATGAAGTTGCTGGTGCTGACAAGTGGCGGCGTAACCGTGATTTCGGACTGGGTGACGGACAGCAATTTCGTTGCGTGGTCACCGATGCCGAAGAAGGGGATTAAAGAATGAGCCTGATGCTCACCGCATACCTGATGGAAAAGTACGGCCCGCGTTTGGGCACCGATGAACTGGCAGAGGTACTGGGCATCAGCCCGCGCACGCTTGCGAACAAGGTCTACAGGTGCGAAGTTCCGCTCCCTGTCTACAAGGATCAAGGCAAGGTTTGGGCTGACTGCAGGGATGTTGCCGAGTACCTGGATGAGTGCAGGGCTAAGGCGAAGGTAGAAGCGACTCAGGCTTGAGCTGCGTATAGCGCTTTAGCATTGCCCATGACTTGTGTCCGCTCACCAGCGCAACCTGTTCGATGCGCAGGCCAGACTCAAACAGCCGGCTGATTCCTTCGTGGCGCAAGTCGTGGAACACCAAGTCTTCAACCTTCGCCACCCTGCAAGCCAGCAGGAAGTTGTCGCTGACCCACTCGGGTATCACGGGAAACACTCGGTCATCAGTCTTGGGCTGACGCTGGATGATCGCCAGAGAGTCGCCCAGCAACGGAATGCGCTCATCGTTGCCAGCTTTCTTGCGCGGGTCTTTGCGGTCTTTAATCGTCAGCAGTCGAGCATCAGCATCTACGTCTGCCCATGCCATGCGTACGATTTCACCCCTGCGCATGCACGTTGCAATGGCGAAGTCGATGATGTCGCGCAGCAGAGGCTGTGCAGCCTCCCGCACTGCGGCCAGTTCGTCAGCAGTCGGCCTGCGCTCGCGGGGTGTGCCTGGGCCGATCAACCCCAGGTGATCCAGCAGAGGGCGGGACTGCGCCACGATGTCGGGGAAGGTTTCGCCCAAGGCCATCGCCGAATACTTCAGCACCGTACCGAGCTTACTGATCTCCATGCCGATTGTGTACGGGCCTGCGCCTGTCTTGCCACGCCTGGTGCAGTAGGTCGCCAGCCGTTGCGGCTTGATGCCAGCGACAACCTCGTCGCCGAGATCGCGCTCGAGCCAGCGCAGCATGTACACCTCGTTGGACTGCGGATTGATGGGCCTTGCGCCCTCTTCGCGCATCTGGATGTACGCAGTGATGGCATCGCCAACCGTCGCACCTTTTGCTGACTTGACCACCGCGCCGGACTCGATGGCGGCTTCCGTTTGCCGCGCCCAGCGCTCGGCTTCCTTGCGGGTCGGAAACGTCTTGCACAGCGTTTTGCTACCCTTCTTGCGAACAAGTACGCGAAAGGTTCCCGCAGCCGTTTGGACAATGCTTGCCATCCGTATCACTCCGATACGCCGACATATCAAAAATATCTCGGCTGTTGTGAATCAGGATGATACGGAAAGTTCTAAGGTGTGTAATTACGCGGGTTTCGCGCTAGACTGTAAGCCATTGCCTCCGTAGCTCAGTGGGACCAAAGCCGAGCATTCATGCGGCTCTTCACCCCCTCGTATCACTTTCCGTATCAAAAATGAAACGGCCCATCAGTTTTCTGTTGACTGGTTACTGGTAACCATGTACAGTTCACTCATGCGCTGCACGACGCGGCGCGCAAACCAGGAGCGGCAACATGGCAAAACGTAACGTCCCGACCCATCCGCAAGGCTGGAAATACGCCGGCGGTTGCGGTGCTTTTTCGTCATGGCATGTCGGCAAGAACGACTACCGGGTCACCGCACCGAGCGGCGAGGTGATTGGTCGGTTTGAGCAGTTCAGTCCAGCGTTCCACTTCGCCGCGCGCCAAAACACACTGGCAAAACTCGCCGCCTAAAACAACCCGCCCGGCTCAGGCCGGGCTAACTTGAACCCGGGAAATCTGAACATGAACGCACACACACCCGCCCCTTGGGCCACGCAACCCTATACTCCCGGCCATGACGACAACGGCGACGCGTTTGAGTCGCAGCATCGGATTGTTGCCCTTCACTGCGAAGTTGCAACCGGCATTCAATGCAGCGCCGACTCCCGCCTAATCGTAGCCGCGCCCGATTTACTTGCTGCTTTGCTTCAAATTGCAGCGTTAGCCGAATACAACACAACCGGCCCAGGGAAATGCAAAAGCGAAAAACTGACTGCAGAACAGGCCACAAGTTTGAGAAAAAGCA